TGTAGCACCATAATTATCAAGAGTTTCAACAGTAGCATGTGTAATACATTGACCAGTATATCGTAAATAATCTTCATAGATACCACGTTTATAAAAGTAAGTTTCTTTTCGAAGTTGTGCAGCTTCATCTAATTTACGTATTTTATAAAGATGGCGATTGATTAAAATCGTAGTGATAATCGGGGAAATGATAGCACAGATAGCAATAATAACAGAAATTGTAACAGTTAAATCAACTTTAGGCATAAATAATCTCCTTTCTTGGAAACTAGGTGCTGAGACACCAGTAATTAAAGTATAAGAGTTAGGAAGAAAATAGGCAAGGTTATTTATTTTCAACAGAGGAGGTAACGAAGGAATGGCAAAGAAAAGAGACAACGACAGTGCAGAGGCTACAAGCTGGGAGCAGCAGCCGAAAACAGTAACGCTTACTAACAGGTTATGGCATATATTACAGTTCTATATCTTAAGTGATACGCACAACAGAGAAGAAAGACTCAAGGTGTGGGAAGAGCTGGCGCAGGAGACGGATGAGAATGGCGAGCCGAAGTTTAAGAACGCAGTCAGTAACGCTGAGTTTTTAAGAGATATGGAGCTGCAGCTACAGCAGATATTAAAGGCATTGGACTAAGGACAATGACGTGAGAAAAGAAAAAATTCAAGGTGGTTCTGATGAATAAAGAGAAAAAGAAATTAAAAGCAGAAAGACTGAAAAGTTTTCAGGAATTTAACCATTTATCAGATGATGAGATGGCATTGTTTGTTTATGTACATAAAAGGGAAAATGTGTACAAGATTATTATTGTAATCCTAATAATCGTAATACTAGTACTGTTAGTATTGATGTGATTATGGATACAACTATGGGTGTTATGAAAGATGAGAACATTCCTCTTACAAATATTTTTCTGCAGTGTATGCAATAGCGTTTGTATTTTTGCGTGAGATGATATGTACCTGCGAAAGTATAAGGAATCAATTCTGAATTTGATGCTGCAAGATCTGGTTCAATAAATTCGATTTCAAGCAGATATTCAGAATCTTTACCGAGGAATTTATCATTGGCGTGTTTTATGAATCGCATGATAAATAATTTGTATTTTTCAGTTAATGTAAGATTTATATTTTCAAAGTTATTCATAAGCACCTCCAAGTTTTTTATTTATTGTAACACATTCCACTTAAGATGACACAGGAAGATGTAGCGGATGTGATCCGTATGTCAGAGGAAAATGCATAAAGAGGTGAAGATGATGCCAAATATTAAAAGAATTAAGACAGCGGAAGCAGCTGTAATAATGGGATGTAGTCCACAGTTTGTCAGAATTGGGATGCAGAGAGGAATATTAGATATTGGTAATGCTATAAAGATGTCCTCTATCTGGACTTATAACATAAGTGCAGCGGCACTGGCTAAGCGACAAGGTATGACAACAGAGGAGTTAGCAAGAACTCTTGAAGAGATAAGGAAAAAGGATACATAGATGGTACATGATGAAGGAGTAGGAAGCTTTTACCATGATACTATAGAGAAATATAGCCCTGAACAGCTAATAAGGTAATAAAAAAAGGACAGTGACAAGCACTGTCCCTCAGGTGCAAACACCTATAAACAACATAATTATAATAACACATTTTAGAAAGGAATGCAAATACTATGAACAACAAAAAATTAAATAGTGTGAAAGCAGTTGCAAAGGATTTATCCGGAGCTGCTATTATGGCAGGCTGCTTTTATGGGCTTATTTTACTAGGTCTTTTTATTTAGGGTTCGCTGCAGCATTCAGAAGGAGTTATGTATGGAATATGAATTTGCTGCAACAAAGAATGAATTATTAAACATTGATGGAGTGGAGCATATGCAGGTCAGGGAGCCTTATTACAATGATCATAAGGGTGTTATATATGGAATATGTCCTTATTGTGGATATAATGTGCAGCGTGTGTGGAATCTTAGTTTCTGCGGCACCTGTGGCGGAGCTATCCATTGGCATAACATATTTGTTCCTGGCATAGGCGACATTCAATAGTGTGGAAAGGAGATGAAGGATGTGTCTAATAAGGATAAGAGGTTATTCAGCATAGTTGATATAGTGACTGGAGATATTATTGATTATGAGAAGTCTGTAGAATATCTGGCGGATAAATACAAGGTAAGTGTAGGCAGACTGCTGATGTTAGCTTCTGAAGAAGCAACTTTTCGCAACAGATATGCGATTATTTGTTTACCTGAAAAATTATGGATTAAGAAGTTCAAGAGTGAATGGGAAAATATTACAGCGCAGTTGCTGGAAAAGAATGCTGCAGGGGCAAGAATTTATTACTGATGGAATTAATTGGGTAAGAAAAAATCCAAATTAATAAAAATAAATCCAAATTAGTAAGAAAAAATCCAAGTTAATAAAAATAAATCCAAATTGGTAAGAAAAAATCCAAATTGACAAGAAAGCAGGTAATGATGGATAAAAAAGAATTATTAATTTTGCTTATGCTTAGGGAAAATAAAGCGTTTGGAAATGCCACGGCAATGTCATTACAGGAACTTGTATCTACGGATGGACTTGCAGGTTATAGAACTAATACGCTTTATAAGAGTGTACAGAAGCTTTTAGAAGCTGGGTTTATACAGCATGGTCTTAAAGATGGACATGCTAACACATATAGTATTAGCAAGACTGGTTTAGAAAAGATAGGAGAATTTGAAGTATGAAAGACATTGGTTTTATAGGAGTAGGACAGGTCGGAGGCAATATAGTCCAGCTCTTTGAACAGGAAGGTTATCCGGCGATGTATATTAATACGTCCAAGGAAGACCTTAACACATTGAAGGATAGTAAGTATGTATATCACATAACAAATGGCGAAGGTGCTAATAAGGACAGGGATAAAGCTAAGAAGCTTGTAATAGATGACTATGATAATATAGCAGCTATGGTTGATAAGGTTATGGACTGCGAGATATTGTTTGTTGTGTTTTCATCCGGTGGAGGTACTGGTTCTGGTACAGGTCCTATGCTGATTGATCTTATGCTGGATGAAAACAGAAAGGTAGGAGCTGTTACAATTCTTCCAACTTCAGATGAGTCTATAAAGACTAAGTATAATTCTTATGAGTGCTTCAGAGAGCTGCTTAGTCTTGATAAGATGGCATCTCTGTTTATCCTTGATAATTCTAAGGCAGATAAGTTTTATATTAATAACAGATTTGTCCAGATGTTTGACAATTATGTACATATTCCTGATAACTATTCTTCACAGCGAGGTAACATCGATGATGCTGAGATTAAAGAAACTTTATTAACACATGGTATGAGTTGTATTTATAGTGCAGGAAATACTAATATGGCTGCTTTAGCCAAGAGCATTTTTAGCGATATATATGCTACGATTGAAGGCGATAAGGTTAAGTATATTGCACTGGCAGCAGATGAGAGCATTAGCAGTTTTGAAGAGCTACATAAGGCTGTAGGCGTTCCTTACGATGAATTCAGGACTTATACTGATAATGACTGTATTCTTATGCTTGCAGGACTTAATTATCCTTTATCAAGACTGGATGAGATACATAATGATGTATTATCCGGTAAGGATATTATTATTAACAATACTACTGTGAGCAGACAGGAGCTTAAGGATGACTTTGATTTTGTAAAGAAGTCGCCTGGAGCTATGCCAAGAGCAGAACCTCAGTCAAAGAGAGATATTATGGCTAAGTACCTTAAAAGATAGGAGCATATTTTATGGCAAGACCAGTTAAGAGTAATCTTGATTACTTTCCTTTAGACTGCAATCTTGACCAGAAGTTTCAATTACTGGAAGCTGAGCATGGAATAGCTGGCTTTGGTATCATAGTACGCCTTTTTCAGACTATATACGGAGAAGAAGGGTATTACATGAAGTGGGATAAGGATTCACTTATTCTGTTTGCAACTAAAATCGTCATGGATGGTGACATTAATTACAAGACAAATTTTATAAGTTCAGTGGTAAATACGGCACTGAACAGAGGTATCTTTTCAAAAGAAATGTACGACAAGTATCAGATCCTGACAAGCAGAGGAATTCAGGAACGCTATGCCGAAGCATTAAAACGTCGTTCAAAAATTTTTTTGGAGAATGCATACCTTTTATTAAAGTCACCCTCAAATGTAGTAAATGTTGCAGAAACCGAGGTTAATGTTGCAGAAACTAGGGTTAATGTTGACAATAATGCAACAAAGAAAAGTAAAGTAAATAAAAGTATATATAGCGCGCACGCGCGTAACAAATTTAATAATTTTGAGCAGCGTGAAAAAAGAGATGAGAGTTTTTATAATTTGCTTCTTGATAATTCAAAGGAGACAGGCTGATGCATAGAGAGATTAAAGAGATTAATAGATGTATTAAAAAATATGCTCATCAGACAGTTAAGGCACAGAAGCTTAATACTACGGATAATGAGCACTACAGATTGCGCATCAGAACACTTAGATATCTGATGATGTTAAAAATCCTTTTAGTGGAAATGGATGCGGATCAGATAGGTGAGCTTATGTTAGAAGCTGATAGAAGGATAAATATTACTACATAACTATCTACATAGCTGAATACTGGTTGATTATAATATCACAATTATTTTTATAACCGGAGATAGTGGAAAGGAATTGAACGTATGAACACAATAGAGTTACAGGGCATATTGGGTGGTGCATTACAGGAGAAGTTTAATAAATCCTTTGAGAGAATTATTGATAATCTACAGGATGTTAATACATCTTCCAGGGATAAGAGAAAGATAACAATATCTCTTGAGTTTACACAGAATGAACTAAGAGATGATGTGGCGGTAAAGATTAATGTTGTTGAGAAGCTTGCACCACAGGCACCTATGAAAACAGCATTTTCGATTGGTAAAGACCTTAGAACAGGAGAGTTATATGCTACAGAGTATGGCAAGCAGATTCCAGGACAAATGTCTATGGGTGATTTAAAGACGGATGATGGTAAAGGTGAAACACAGGCAGCAGATGTTAAAACAGATAATAGTTCGGTTGTGGATTTTAGAAAAACAAGACAGGCTTAGAAAGGGTTAGGTGAAAAAGATGATTAAAGAGGCATTACAGTACATAATTGGGTTAAGCAGAGCAGAGGTACAGGATGTGCAGCTTCCAGATGGAACTATACAGACATATTCAGATAGGGACTTACAGTTGCTTGAGAAGCATATTCCTAAGGCAGAGGTGATTACTATGCATACGCTTACAAGTCTCTTAGATTATATCAAGGGCAATATTGATACAATGTCTGAAAAGATGATTGTTGAGGTTACAAGTCCAGACGAGGTGAAGTTATATAGCCAGCTTGATGATAACAGGAAAAGAGAATATCTTGTTGATGTATTGTTACAGACACCTGTTTTTAATTATGACCATTATATTAGTCAGGAGAATTTCTGCATAGGTTTACAGTCTAAGTTCCTGGATGAAGGTGACAGGGCGTTAGTACTCCAATTTGCTGGTACTGTTGAAGATGGTACTGTAACAGAATATGGTGATGATGGTGTAACACAGAAAGCTACTGTAAAGACTGGTATTGCATCAAAGTCAGA